GCGAGCGTCTGCAGTCCGTAGCAATCGAGCTGACCATCGGCATCACATTGCCCGGACCAACTCTCCCAAAGGGCGTCGGCTTCGCGATCAAGCTTCTCATTGCCGCTGGCCGCCCTGGGGATGATCCCGGCACCCACGATGTTGTTCACGAGAACCGAAACCGCTTTCGCCGCGTGCGGATTGTTCCGCACGAGGTCGCGCATGCGGTCGCGCAGCAGCGCGCCGGCAACCGCAATTTCCGTGTCGGCAGATGTATTCGCCGCGCGCCAACCATCGGTGCGACGCCCGCGGGCTGCACCGTCATAGCCTCGCGTCAGAGCGTCAAAGCTTTGTCGTGCCAGCACCCGCCTGACGGCCGCGCGCGGAGCCACCGTGCCGATAGCGCGGTCGAGCCAGGTCGCTTGCGCCATCAACGATCGCCGCGAGAGAACCCGGCGAAGCCGGCAACCGGCGCCGAAGCCGAAGACGTCGCCGCAATCTCCCGCTCGATGGTTCGGATACGCTTGAGAAGATCGTCTGCCGAGCCGTATTCGACCGTGCGGTTATCATAGCTGACGCGCAAGGTTCCGGAAGCATATGCTCTGCGAAGGGCGGCAAGTTCGTTATCGGTCCACATTACCTCAGCCATCCTTTGTTCACCGAGAGCCAATCCGAGCGGCGCTTGCCGGCGGCGGCCGGCGCACGGGCCAGCAGCCCAGCGGTCAGAGTCTGGTTGTCACCCTGAGAGGAAGATTCCGTCTCGTTCTCGGGAGGCGGTCCGACCTGATCTTCCAAGTCGCGCCATTTCGCCTCAGTCCACCGATCCGCGCCCGCTAGCCATGCCGCTGCACGCGCGTAGACGCGGCAGTCGAGCGCCTCGTTGCGTTCGCGGATCTTCTGCCACTCAAGACGGGTGAACCCGCGCTTGGTGCGCACCGTCACAAGTTGCTCAGCGGCGAGTTGCTTGACCCACTCGGCCTCGATCCCACGCGGGAGATGTACAAAACCCGGCGGAAATGCTGCGCCCTCGGCGAACTCCTCGTCGGTCGGACGGTCAAGCCGCAGAAAGCGATATGCCTCACTCTTGAACGTTGCGACCGCGATGGTCCAAAGGCGCGCGCCCCTCCGCAGCTTGCGACCGCCATCAGTCAGATCGACATACGTCGGTCCCACGACAGGAGCGGCACGATTGAAGCCCTCGACACCTTTGATAGCTACGACCTGTGCCTGACCGGCGGTCCGAGCCCAGGCATAAACTGCGGGCGCCTCATAGCCGGTATCGATTGCTAGCTTCGCGACGCCAAGCCGAGCACCATGCACATGCGGCCACGTCCGATCGAGCAAGCCAGTGAGTTCGCTCCAGCTCTCAGGGCGATCTGGTCCCCCGTCTATGACGATGTGCTCGACAAGCCAGCTCTCAAGCCCGCGCCCCCAGGCCCAGACATCGACCTCGATGCGGTCCTTCTGAACATCGGCCCCCGCCGTCAAGAAGAGCCCGCGCGATGGCACCGAACCGATCTGCCAATCCTCACGACGCTCGTATAGACGCTGCCAATCGGGTGCCTCGCCGGTCTCGACCCAGCTCTCACCGAGGACCCCGTTCTTGAAGCTTCGCTTGGCCTCGTCGGTCGCCTGTGCGGCTTCCCACATCCGTGCAATGTCAGCCCACGAGAACCAACCGACAGGCGAATACAGCGCTGACAGATGGAAACCGATTGTGCCCGGATCGGCTCCCATCGCTGTGGGTTGCCACTCACCGGCGGCGAGCATTGCTGTCTTATGATGCTCTTCGATGGCGTCGTCGCATGCTTCGCATTCATAGTGCGCGGTCTGCGGCTGTCCCTTTGTCCAGCGCAGCCGCTCGAAGCGCAGCCACTGGAGTACGCCGCAGTGTGGGCACGGCACAAAGAAGCGCCGCTGATCGGATGCCTCATACTCGCGCTCGATCCGTGAGAAGCCATGGATCGTCGGCGTCGAGGTCAGGAACGTCTTCGCTCGCCACGAGAACGTCCGCGTTCGAGCCTCGGCAAGCGCGACGGGATCGCCCTCTTCGTCGGCGGACGGCGGATAGGCATCCACCTCGTCGAGAAACAGATAGCGGGCCGGCATGGACCGCAGACCGACCGCGCTGTTTGCGCCGGTGATGACCAAAAGCCCCGCCGGAAACTCCTTCGACAACACCGTGTTGCCGGCGTCGCGCGATCGCGCCGGCTTCACCCGTTCCCGCAACGACGGACATTCCTCGATCAGCGGGTCGATGCGCTGCCGCGAGAAGCGTTTGGCCAGTTCGACGGTGGGCTGCACCGACAGCATCGGGCCGGGCGCATGGTGGATCACGTAGCCGATCCAGTTGTTGCCGGACTCGGTCGCCCCGACCTGCGCAGCCTTCATGAATACGATTCGACGCGCCGGATGAGCCGGCGAGAGCGCATCCATGATGTCGCGCATGTAGGGCGTGCGATCGGTCCGGTAGCGGCCGGGCTCCGCCGAGGCGCGCGGGCTCAGAACGCGGTGTCGGTCCGCCCATTCCGAAACCGTGAGCGCCGGATCCGGTGTGAGCCCATCTGCCCACGCCTGTCGGAGGTCTTGCGCCCCATCGAATGCGTCAGCGGAAGTCAGGTCGGATGGCGGCAAGCTCTGCGAGGTGGGCGCGGACATGCGCCTCAAGCACCTTCTGCATTTGGTGGGCGCCGATTAGCGCGGTCGTGTCTCCGTTCGCGCTCGACAATTCCGCTGCCATCAAGGCAGCGGATCGGGCCGGCCAGTTGATCCAGGCATCGCGCTCTTCGCGCGCGAGCCGGAACACCAGCGCGGTCGCCTTCGCCCGATCCACGATTTCGTTGCGGCGCTCCTGTAGCTTGAGTCGGGCCAAGTGGGCCTTCGCGATCTCGTGCGCCGTTCGCGCCTGAACAAAAGTTACGCTGCCGCTCGCCGGTAAGCCCTGCTCCTTGAGCGTGTCGCGCACCGAGCCGACTGCGGCGTCCGGCACCGGCTGAAGCTTCGCGTCGACCTTGGGCATTGGCCTGCGCGCTTTCGCAGGATCGCTCGATCGCTGCCAAGCCGCGTCCGCCTTGGCGGTGTCGATCGTTCCGTCCGGCTCGGCGGCAATGCGACCGGTTTTAATTGCCCGCAGGACTGCGACATGGCTTACCCCTCGGTGGCGCGCATAGGCGCGGATGGAAACGCCCATAGGTCGCCGCCTATCCTGGATAAAGGCTCGTCAATGCTGCTTGCATCATTAGGCGATTAGAGCGTGTATGCCTTTGCGCCGGTGGCGCGGCTTCCGCTCGTACCCCAGCGGCACGGGCACTCGGCTCCGTAGAAGGCCAGCCATGGTGCGGTCTTCAGAAAAGGAGCCGACATGTCCAAGCGTCAATCAACCTCAAAATCGCGCACCCATAAGCCTGCGGCAAGCACGAAGAGGAGCCGTTCAAAACCTTCGACTTCACGCGCCGACAGCAAGCAAGCCCGCCTCATTGAAATGCTCAAGCGGGCTGGAGGCGCTACCATCGATGAAGTGGTCAAAGCACTCGGTTGGCAGCCTCACACCGTCCGCGGTGCCATGGCCGGGGCGCTGAAGAAGAAGCTCGGACTAAAGATCGAATCCGAGAAAATCGAAGAGCGCGGCCGGGTTTATCGAATCGCCGGTTGAAATCGTTCGCCTGCTTCAGAAGCGCCACCAGACCCAGTGTCCAGTGGCGCTTCGCGTTTCGTACCGTGCCCGCCACGCTTCGAAAGCGCGTCTTAGAGCATACGATCGAAGGAGCGACACGACTGTGAACGCGGTGGCGATTGACATGTGTTCTTGGAAGCCAGCTTCGATCGAGAACAACGGAAAGATTGTACTCTGGGTTGCTACGGCGAGGACGAACCCTACACAGACGTTGGCAAGGGCCTCGGTCAGCGACATCGCCCGCGATTGTCGAAAGGGTACTTGACACTCCGGCACGTCACGGTCCTGTAATATCGTCTTCCAGAAAGGGATGGCCCTCGTCGATGTTCAGCTTTTTCCGCGAATGGACAAAGGTCAGGCGAGAAGCCGAGCGGGAGGCTGATGGACTGATTTCGAAGTATGGCCAAGATGCCTGGTCGGTTATTTACGGCAAATCTCGTGACCGCACCTTCGACGATGGGAAACGTCGATTCCATTACCGGGTCCGCCGCATAGTTGAGCGCCGGCTCGGCATCCCGCCGCACGTAGACACTGGAACGAGATACTTGGATTAAAGCTGAATGCCTCTGCGATTGCGCGTCAAGCTGCTCCGCGCGTCACTTTGTTTTGGTGGAACGGGCGTCCATTGGACTCGAGCAATGCAGTTCCCCCGGCGACACGCTGCCATCGTTTTATGATGACGTCGCAGTAGCGCGGATCTAACTCGATAGCGGCGCATCGCCGACCCACGCTCTCTGCGGCGATAATTGTCGAGCCCGAGCCGGCGAACGGCTCGTAAACAAGTTCGCCGCCCGCGCTATTGTTGACGATTGGCCGGCGCATGCACTCAACCGGCTTTTGCGTGCCATGAACGGTCGCCTCGTCCTCGCTGCCGGTGCCGATCGACCAGAGTGTGGTCTGATCTCGCGCCCCTTGCCAGTGGCCGGTTGCCGTCTTCCGAACGGCGTAGAAGCAGGGCTCGTGCTGCCAGTGATAATCTCCCCGCCCGAGCACCAGTCGTGGCTTGGCCCAGACAATCTGAGCCCGAATGGCAAAGCCGCACACCTCCAGACTTTCGGCGACGGCACGGCTGTGCACGCCGGCATGCCAGACATAGGCGACGTCGCCGGGAAATAGCGCCCAAGCGTCGCGCCAGTCGGCGCGATGGTCGTTCGATACCTTGCCGGTGCGAGCGGTCGCGGAAACTCCGGCGTCGTTGCGCCAGCTGGGGTCGTATTCGACCCCGTAAGGTGGGTCGGAGACCATTAGGTGCGGCTTCTCGCCCGCGAGCACATGCTCGACGTCGATTGCGGATGTCGAGTCGCCGCACAACAGACGATGCTTTCCGAGCAGCCACAAGTCCCCGCGACGGGTCACCGGCTCCTCAGTGATCTCGGGGATAGCATCCTCGGCGCGGGAATTCGATTCGCCATCGCCAGCCGACAGCAGGCGAACGATCTCGTCCTCGCCGAACCCAAGTAGCTCGAGGTCGACGCCGTCGTCCTTGAGCTGTTCGAGCTCGGCCGACAGCAGGACCTCGTCCCAATCCGCATTCAGCGCGATGCGATTGTCAGCAAGTCGATAGGCCCGCGCCTGTGTTTCCGTCAGGTGCCCGAGGGTGATGACGGGGACCTCCGTGAGTCCGAGCCGCTGGGCGGCGAGCAGGCGCCCATGTCCGGCAATGAGCACGCCGCGGTCGTCCACAAGACACGGCACATTGAAGCCGAACTCGGCAATCGATCCCGCGATCTGCGCAATCTGCTCGTCGGGGTGGGTTCGAGCATTTGCGGCGTAGGGCAGCAGGCGCGCAATCGGCCAGCGCTCGACCGCATCGGCAAACGGTAAGGTCATTCCTGTTCGATGATGTCGGAGGCGGTAACTGCTCGCCGCGGTTACCACGCGCGGTTACCACCGCAGACGCAGTAAGGCGCGCTAATGGCTTGGTTTCAGATATGCGATCGGTAACTGGTAACTCAGAACGAAGGGCTGCCACTGGCGAAATTTCGGGCCATTGCCCCCCGCATACCATTTTGCGCCAGGGAGGACCCGTGCGTCGGTCTTGCTGATCGTCGAGCGCGCCTCGCCCGAGCTTGACGCGAAATTACGCTGAACCGGTCAACTG